CCACAGCCAAGACAAGTCCATCAGATGAGAGTGAGCAACCGGTGGAATTGTCACCCGCCCCACCAGTAGGAACATTGCGTTTGAAATTTATCGCTCTGCAAACAACTTCTTTCGTATAGGCTTTATTGCAGAGATATCTGGACAAATTCACTTCGTCGTCACGAATAGATCGTGGAGCGGTATGGCTATTTGGCCAGAATTTGTATCTACAAGTGTTGTGGGAGCCACAATTGAGGTTATTGACCTTACTTATGCGGATTACTTCAACCAAGACGAGTACGTCACGTCCGGCTCATATGATGCGGTCGTTTTGCCTTATGACAACGTCTCACCTACCATGCGTGATGCTTGGAACTATGACGATGGCAACGGCGACTTTGGTGTTTATATCTGTCTCAGATGGACAGACTCAGTTGATCAGGCTCGGCCAAGCATTTCCGACTTCACAATGACAGACAGTTTTGGCATGACCTATTTCCCACAAGAAATTGTCAGAAGTGACTACCCAAACCGGTTGTTGCTCAAGTTTATGAATTTCAACAACGCCTCAAATCCATGCGTGATTCACTATATAGCCGGAACAATGACTTGGAATGGCTCAGCAGTTGCTTCGGATACTGTGCAGTTTAACGCAACGGGTCTTGTCCCATATTATGTCGATCCGCCTGTGGTTACCGAAGTTTATAGCATTGATAATCGGACGATTCGCATTGAGTTTGATAAACCGATCATCCAATTGCTGTCACAGAATGGTTTCGCAGTCAGCGGACTTGAGCCGTTCACATCGCCAGAGGGTCAGCTCGTCCCGACAAATTATGTCAACGAGTTAGTGACGCTTTACGATACATACACCGTCCAAATCTATCTTACCTATGCCGGACGGATGAAACATCCTCAAGGTGACGTTACAGTTCTGTTTACGGGTCAATTACTTGGTGTCGGTGGGACATTTGTCGTTTCATTCTCAGAGAGTTTCACACCTACTGGTCTGACATTATGGTTCAAACCGAATGACCCAGAATATGTCACTGTCGGGGCGAATAATGCAACGGTTAATGTGTTTGACGTCACATTCAAGTCGGCACAAAACGGTGACGAATATCTACAAGCAGGCGCATATTCAGCAACAATCGTAATCACAAACGTAGGAGGACTACCACTATGAGCATGGACTTAAAGATCAACGCACCAAAGATTCACAACCGATTTGACATCTACAAGAACGGCGAGCAGGTTGCCTATGCAGAAAATATCATTCTAAACGCCATGTGGACTACCTTGTGCAATACTGATTATCCGTTTGCGAGAATTCTCTACGGAACAGGCACAGGGACTTTGTCACCAACAAGAACAACGCTTTTTACTTATTTGGGATACAAAGACGCGACTTTGGTCGAACGGGTTTATGCTGATCCAACGTCTTATCTTAGACAATCCATTGAGCTTGGGTTGACCAATAATAACGGTGCAGTTCTGACTGAGGTTGGCATAGGTAATTCCACATCTGTTTTGCAAACACATGCCATGCTTCGAGACATGAACGGTAATCCCGTGAGCATCACAAAAACGAGTGTGGATATCCTGACTATTTACGCGACTTTGTACGCCGTAATTGATGATAGTCACCCTACACTTAAAATGATAACCGCGCCTAGGAATGGTCTTATTTGGCAGATATTGAGCAATGGCACTCCGTCCAGTACTGTAAAAGCTGGTAATGCGGATTATTTACATGATTTTCCAAATGGGCTTGGTTCGTATCTCGCAGGGACAACGTCAACAATTGGCTCATGGACAGCAGATGTTGCCAATAAGCGTAAAACTCTTGCAACGCCAAGGTTTAACGTCGGCGATGCAAATTCTGACATTGCTGAGTTCACATTCGCAGATGTGGCAAGAATGGTTTTACCTGCTTCTGGAATTTATGCCGGGCTCGACATTATTGGGGCAACGGTTGGAACTGGTGATGGCGCAACCTCTAAGTTCCTTTTGCCTAGCCGAAATGTCAATCAAACGGGAATATTAATTAAAGTTGACGGTGTGGAAACGACAGCTTACACGAAAGAACTGGTTAATAAAAGTATCAATTTTGCAATTTCACAACCATCTACTACTACGAATTATGTGCAGGGTTGCGCTTTATCTTCTGATGGCTTAGTGCTCGCCGTAGCACATTTCTACGGAAGTCGTGTTACAACGTATGCCAGATCAACCGTAAACGACAAATGGGTCAAGAGAGCCGACCCAGCTGTATTGCCTGCTAGTGATGGCCTCGGTTGCTCGCTCTCATCTGACGGTTTAGTTTTGGCTGTGGCGCATAATACCTCACCTTTTATCACCACTTATGACTGGACGGCAGGAGCTTGGATTAAACGAGCCAATCCGGCTATCTTGCCTGCTAGTGATGGCCGCGGTTGCTCACTCACTCCAGATGGATTGATCTTGGCTGTTGCACACGGTTCATCACCTTACATCACCACTTATGACTGGACGGCAGGGGCTTGGGTTAAGAGAGCTGATCCGGCTATTTTGCCTGCTGGTACTGGCAACGGTTGCTCACTCTCATCTGATGGGTTGATCTTAGCTGTGGCGCTAAATACCTCACCTTTTATCACCACTTATGACTGGACAGCAGGGGCTTGGGTTAAGAGAGCTGATCCGGCTATTTTGCCTGCTGGTACTGGCAACGGTTGCTCACTCTCATCTGATGGGTTGATCTTAGCTGTCGCACATTATGGATCACCTTATTTTTCAATATACGACTGGACAAGCGGTGCGTGGATTAAACGAGCCAATCCTGCAAATTTGCCTAACGATCAGTGTTATTCATGTGTAATTTCTTCAGATAAATCATTTGTTGTGACACCAACGAACAACGCTAATGCTCTTTATTCTTACGATCTCCGAAAACGCCAAACCGAAATCACTTTCGACACACCGCCAGCAGTCGGAGCAGTGATCACAGCAGACTATACGGTGAACGGCATACACAAAACTGCGACACGAGTCATTGATCTAACATTCACAATTCAGTTTGGGGAACCCACTTAAAAGGAGGTGACTAGATGCAACTAACATTCGAAGCCCCACAGATTGTCGGAGCTGGTAGCAATCCACAAGCAATCCATAGTGCCGATAATTTCGTTCAAATTATTTATGTGGGAACTGGTGGAAGCATCTATGCTAGAGAGGCCCCAACACCAATGGGTGGATGGGCCAATCGAACCTTCAGTGCCGAGCATAAAATATGTAAAGATATTGATGTGGAGTATATGGAGCTCAAGCACATAGCTTCCTCGATATTTGTAGTGTGGAAAAATGCTGCAGATGAGGGTGAGGTGGTGCCATATGTGCCAAATACGGTACACACCCTTCGCCATCGCTTTGCTGTATGGTCTGTTAGACAGGACTTCACTAAATTTCTAGTGGATGGAAGTCTTGAATTCTCAATGGACGACCCAATTACTAGATTATCTCTATCCTTTGAAAACCCTGGATATTACATGTCCCACGAGGAAGAAACGGCCTTGACGCCTGGTACCTCTATTTCTTTATATTTTAGAGCTGGAGATAGTTCTAGATATGTCATGGGTAAGCATTTCATTGATAAGAACGATATGGGCGTTACCGACGCCACAACTTCTGTTGAGTGTCGTAATGCTATAGGTAAATTACTAGGCGACCAGAGGTTCGATCAAGACAACACCTACCCGCTACAAAACCTTCAGACGCTTGCCACCGACATATTTGAGAAGGCATCCGTAAAGGATTATTGGGTTGGGACTACCGCCCTACAACGTGGCATGCAATTCCCACCAGATATGTCAATTCTCGACGGCATTAAAGAACTATTACAAACGAATCTGTCATGGATATTGCAGGAGAATCTTGCTGGGCAGATTGGCTTCGGGGAGAAAGGGGACGTACGCTTTGGTGTACCGTCAACTTACGCCTTTGAGCGCGGTACAGACATCTTCAGTCGGAGCGTAGCACGTGATGATCAAGATGCATACGCAAGAGTATGTGTGCATAACGAGACATATTCTGTAGCTGAGTACCGAGAAATTGATTTTCAATTTGTCATGGGGTCTAAAAAGACGCTTCATGTCAACGTTGCAAGAGAAACTACAAGTGAGGATGCTGCAATGTATGCCGACCAACTTGCAGTGCTACTTGGCAGCACCGGTATAATTGAGACGTTTACAGGCCCATTTAGACCCTATTTGCTAGTTGGCGATACCGCAAAGATTCTAGGTCTTCGCTCACCAAAAGTATTAGGACTAATAACCACAATAACTCATAAGTTCGGGAAGAGCGGATTTACAACAGATTTTGTTGTGGATTCGGGCATGGTTGCCAATCGGACAAAAGTAAGTGACTATATTAACAAGATTACTGGTGCCCAAACTGGTGGTCAAGCAACAAGACTATATTAAAAATGAGGAGGCTGGAGTATGTATAACGGAAGTGGTGCAATAGGTTATGTCCTAGGTAAAATTGAAGGTATGCTGCTCCAGGTTTCCCCGTTTATATCCGAGATTACAACTGCACGCAGTGGCAAAGCAACTCTAAATGAGCGAATTAATGACGTGGCGGGTACTGTACCAACGGGTCTTGCCACACAATTTGACGCTGACTTGGTATATCAAGCTACGGGTAACGCCACCGTTTGGGATGATTTAAAGGTTCCGATAAGTGCAATTAAAGCTGCTGGGTCAAAAATTCCCGGGTGGGAAATTTGGATAGGTAATTTATATTTGTACTGGTTTGATGCATCAAGTGAGGAGGAGGTTTGGTTTGCTATACAAATGCCACATGGTTGGGCCGGAACACAAATTAATCCGCACGTGCATTGGGTTCCAAAAATAACATCTGATGGCGTACCAACAAATCAAATAGCCGAATGGGGCCTCGAGTACTCATGGGTTAATATTGGCGGGGACTTTCCAGCAACAACAACTATATATGGTAGTACAACCATTCCAAACGATGCAGTTATTGTAGCAAATCGTCACTATATGACGACATTAACGCCAATTACACCATCCGTAACTCAAAATGGGTTATCTTCGATGCTAATGTGCCGTTTATTTCGAAATGCCACGGGAACGAACGATACCTATGAGTCTGACGCGGGACTACTTGAGTTTGATATTCATTATGAGATTGACATGTTGGGATCACGATCGGTAAGCAGCAAATAAAAGTTTAGACATCAGGAGGAAGCATTAAAGTGGATCGATGGGTAGAAATATCGTTAACAATCTTAGGTACGGTAGGGGCATCAACTGGTTTTTGGACATATTTTCAAAAAAAAGCAGAGAGTAGGGGGGCAACTCACTCCATGCTATTGGGTCTTGGCCATGATCGAATAATGTATTTAGGCATGTGTTTTATTGAGCAAGGGTGGATCAGCCAAGATGAGTATGAGAATTTGAATGATTACTTGTATATTCCTTATAAAAAAATGAATGGTAATGGTTCAGTTGCCCGTATTATGGAAGAGATACACAAACTACCAATTCGCAAGAGTTATGACTATAAGGCTGCAAAAACAAAGTGCTCGCTTAGCTCGTGCATGCCAAAGGAGTAAGTATGGCTAAATATAAGAATAACTATTCAAAAAAAATGGTTACATGGATCAGTATTACTCTTTTATTATTCATTATAGCTGTACTTATCCTATATTGGCACACCGGATCTGAGCCAGGAATACTAATTGGGGCGGTCTTTGGGGCCGCTCTTGGAGAATACTGGCAACTGGCCGGTATTAAAAAAGCTAAGATTAAAAGCTCCACACAATACACAAACCAAGATGAAATAATTCAATAATTTACATTATAAGAGGAGAAATACTATGACCACAAAACTTAACATTGATTGGTTGATCGCCGCATTAGTCAGAGCTATTAAAACAGTTGCCCAGACCGCATTAGGTATGGTTAGTGTAGGCCTTGCTATGAGCCAAATCAATTGGCAGTACGTAATCTCTGTTTCAGTTGTAGCTGGGATCTATTCAATACTTACTAGTACGGCAGGATTGCCAGAGGTTGGTACGGACGGAACACTTCTTATTGATCAGAACGATCCAACGAAGGATATTTATAGACTTAATTTAAACTGCCACTTGGTGGATCTTGCAGCTAAGAAAACTGTAACTTTGTCCGTTGACCCGACGGCTATTATCTCGCAGAAATAACTTTCCCTATAATAGAGTAGAAATACTACTAATAGAAGGGTAAGGACAAAAATTATGAACATTTTTAGAGAGAAAAAACATAGGTTAAAAGACGAGATTGAGCGTTTACAGACCGAAATAATGAATATTGATCCGAGATCAAACGAGTATGCTATTGTAGCTGCAAATCTGGCAACATTGTATGAGGCAAAGTCGAAAGGCAGAGAGTATGCAATAAAACTAGACACAGTAGTGACAGGTCTATTTAGTTTGGGCGCGGTAATGTTAATTATTTACGGTGAGGAAACGAGACTATTATCGAAAACGGCATTAGGTTTTGTAATTAAGGGACGTGTGTAAAAACATGTCCTTTCCCTTTTTGAAATAGGAGTCCGTATTAAAAACACGGCTTCTATTTTTTTCCCTCGCAGAAAAAACAGGGGTTATAATAGAACCATAAAAATTTAGGAGGACAATAACATGTTCGGATACAAAAAGGTAAAAGTTTTATTTGGATATTCAATTTGGAATGAAGTAAAGACGACAGTTCAGTTTTATAAGAAGTCGGGGACAACCCCTAAACTTGTAAGACGCGGCTCTGGTCAACCACTAGAGTTTCGATTGAAAATCAGGAAAGATCTTGTTGACGTATTTGTATATGAGATGAATCAAATCAGAGGTTTTATAGTTATAATAGATTAAGGAGAAATCCTTAGTCTTTTTATCTCGCATAAAAAACAGCCGCTATAATGAGGAAGTAATTAGTTGAGTGTTACAACACTGATAACTTGTAAATATATCAGAGGCATACAAAATCGAATTTGTATATTACTTCTTCTTTATTTTTTCCTGGAGTACAAGTCTAATAAAACAATTTGAAAAGGAGATCCAACCATGAAATCAGAAGACTTTAACGTGATCGTATCCCAACAAATCATCAGATCTACAGACGTACTTTGTAACAAGGCGAAGGAGTATGCCACGGAAGATCGACTGCACAACTTCAAAGTTGCAGCGGCAATTCAGGGTTGCACACCAGAGCAGGCCCTTGCGGGCATGATGGCCAAGCACACCGTCTCGGTCTACGACATGTGCAGGGGATCAAAATGGGACTTCCCAATCGAGCTCTGGAACGAGAAAATAACCGACAGCATTAACTATTTGCTGTTGCTGAGGGCTCTTGTTGAAGAGCCAAAGGAGGGTTAGATGAACGAGTGTGAATTTGGCATCTGTCTCGGGTGCCTGATTATAATTGCAATTTGCTTTGTTAGGATTGTATCATATTTTGTATAATAAAAGTAACTTCCCATGTGTATAAAAATACAAAAAATCTAGAGTGCCCCTTAATTAAAATTTAAAAGGAGAATCACCATGACAAAAAACACACTTGGCGACCTGAACAACCATCTCTTCGAGGCTCTTGAGCGAGTTACCGATCAGTCACTTGATCAAGAAGGACTACACAAGGAAATGGAGAGGTCCAAGATTATTGTTGGTTTAGCCTCACAAATTATTTCCAATGGTAATCTGGTACTCAAAGCGAAGGTCGCTCAAGAAGAATTCTGTCGAGTTGGCGAGCCAATGCCTAAGATGTTAAATGGCTAAGAAAGGTCAACTAATCGGGATTACACAAGAGCAAGTAGACTTTATATTTGCGAATGTTGTCGGACGTTCGAATCAGGAGTTAACCGATTTATTTAATAAAGAATTTAACACTAATAAAAAATTGGCATCTATTCGCAAATTAAAATTTAAGTACAATCTATATAGCGGAATAGTGCATATACCAACATATTTTGGGGGTAAACCGATAGGGTCCATACGTAATAAAACCGGTAAACTTTGGATTAAAGTTGGACCTGATAAATGGACGCAATTGCATAAACATATTTGGGAGCAGGCGAATGGGCCTGTACCAAAAGGTCATGTGATTATATTTGGGGATGGTAATGTCCTTAATTGTGATCTTAATAATCTACTCTTGGTTACAAGGCAACAGTTACTGACTATGAATTATACCGGATTGATTAAAAATGATGCGACTCTTACTCAAACTGGTATAATTATAGCCGATCTCATTAATGTCATAGGAAAACGAAGTATTATTAAGAAAGGTAATTAATTAAATGGTTGACACATGTTTTGTTTGGGATAAACATGAACCTCATCAAGGAGTCCATATTTGTAAGACCTGCTTTTCTAAAGGTAAGATTATCATTAATGACAACAAGCAGCTAGTTTTGTCAATTAATTCTAAAACTGTTCTAATCGGGGCATTTACAAAAGATCAAATAAAAGCAATTCACACAGTCATAAATGACATTAAGGAGGAATGATGTCTATTTTATTTGACAGTCTCGATTGCTTTGATGCTGTACGTAATAAATATAGTGGCGTAATTGGTAAGATTATTGCCATTTATATGATTAAAGATCGGACCTACTTAGATGTACGGACGATTGATGGCGCATATTACAAAACCCCAGCAATTAACTGGGAGAGAGTAGGAGACAATGTCTAGATATGTTTGTATTTGTCCAGTTTGTGGAAAACAACGTGATAATTTGACTGAGAGATGTGATTGTCTTGATACCATTGACATCGTTAATAAGCCAAATGATATATGTGTAAATGAAGCTTATATTGTTGGTTTTGATTTGAGCGGTGGTAAAGACATATCCGTTGCACAAATTTGTAAGTTTAATCCCGATAAAAATCGATATGAACAAGTTAAAACACTTTATAATGAGGATGCAGAGAGCCTATATAATGGGTTTAATCCTAAAGTAATATAAATATACGGCCACATCGGCTATGAATTGGGAGTTAATACAAGATGAAGAATTATAGGAGAACAACATGGCTAAAACGTACTATACTGTCTGTCCGGCTTGCGGTGCTAACCTTGATCCTTGCGAACATTGCGATTGTCTTGATAATACTATTTACTTGATTGATGAGGAGGAGAAATCACCATATGACTATGTCAAAGAAAAACAAAAAAAAGATTAGGACACTTATGCTACTCAGCATTGTTGGTCTAATGCTATTTAAGGTTGGGTATAAAAGAGGCGTTGAAGATACTGAGATTCGACTAGCTTCTATTATTCTTATTAAGGAGTTTATAAGATGACGTTTACTATTGGTGATATAGTTGTGATCAAACACCATGGCCGTGATTATGGTAAGATGTGTGATGTGATTGACGTTCAAGATTCTATGATTAGAATTCGTGTAATTAATCCGCATGATGGGTTTCTAGAGGGTTATAATATAATATTTGGAATTACCGAGAAGTGGATAAACCCAGAAGGCCTTTCTTTAGCTGAGAGGCAATGATTAGCCGCTCTTATTTGGCAGGATTAATGGTTACACTTATGATTGTGAGTTACACAGTTCTATTTATTGCCGAGTGTACGCTATATCCTGTAATTCCAGACAGACCAGACATCGTCGTTAATATTATTGACGAGGTACATACGATCAACACCTATTCTAGATCGGAAGAGGAAGTTCCACTTCGTTATGGTTTCACTGATGATGAAGTTTACTTACTGACCCAGCTTCTATGTGGAGACGAGTCAATAGATGGAGATGGCGAATATGACTTCGTCTGGCATGTTCAAAATGGGGGTAATTATTATGAGGAGATGGCGAAGGTTCTTAGTGTTGTTATGAATCGCCAGCGATCAGAAGACTTCCCCAATACTGTTACGGACGTAGTACTTCAGGATGGTCAGTTCTCGCCAATGCCAGAAAATACTAGTACCCATCCATCAGAGATTGCTCTAGAAGAAGTTCGTAAGTGGTGTAATTTATATGACTTATATGATGAAATGGCGCAAGTTGCTCCGGAGGATCATTTGTTCTTTAGTGCAGGATCAAACCTAACCAATATTACAAGGAAAGACTGGTAACTAGATATGAAAATCACTACATTAAAACAAATTCTAGAAATTATTGAACAGGGATTTGAGATCCGAGTATTTGACGACCCATTAAACGATTTGTTTACTCCAAGCATTGTTATTGAGATGTCCGATATGAATACTAGTCCGGTAAATCATCACAGACAAGTGATTCATAATATCGAGGTAATGGATGTGGATAATTTAGAGGATTATCTAGTAAGCATTCTACAACGGATGACTATGACGCTCAAAGCAAATAAGGCAGTAATGGAAACAAGCGAAGATGTCTAATCTCGCATACAAAACAAGTACTATAATAGGAGCCAATAGGCATTTGAAAAGGAGAAATCACCATGAAAAAAGAAATTGTATTAACTACTGTGACGGTTGTTGGAATTATTATCTTAGTACCGATTGTAATAAAAAGTACTAATATAGCAAGTTTAGCAACAGCCGCAGTTGTAAGTAGTTTAATGGACAAGGCAAAGTTTCACAAGCAGATGCATAGGTTAATGAAGGAAGGAAAGATAGTCAAAATCGGGGGCGAATACTATAATGTAGTAGACGTAACCGAGGAAGAGTAATCTTCCTTTTTCTTTTGAAAGGAGGAAGAACTATGCAAACCCGAGATAGAATGCAAACCCTAATTAAAATACTAAATGAAGCAAGTCGCTTATATTATAGCGATACGGACAATGAATCACAATTAACAGACGCCCAATATGACCGATATTTAGCAGAATTGCTTGCTTTGGAAGACCAGCTGGGCTATAAGTTGGTAGACTCCCCATCTACTAAGGTGGGGTATTCTGAATCGGATGATAAAATTAAACACTATACACCAGTTCTTTCTCTAAAATCAACAAAAAGCATTGACGAGTTACTGCACTTTTTAGGGGAAGAAGAGGGTATACTGTCATGGAAACTTGACGGTGTATCTATTGTCTTGTATTACAACAACGGAGTTCTTGATCGAGCTGTAAGCCGTGGAGATGGGTTATATGGTAAAGATATTACAAGAAACGCCAAGATGATCTGGAATATTCCAAAAACCATTGAAAACAAGAACCCAATTATTGTGCGGGGAGAAGGCTGTATTACCATTAGTGGTTTTGAGAAATTAAAACTAACTACTGATGGTGAAAAATATAGTAACCCAAGAAACTTAGCGGCGGGGCTTGTAAACAGCACTAGGGCAACAAATGAGTTGTTAAGCTACATGACTTTCATTGCTCATGCAATAATTTTCATGTTAGTAGACCAAACCTTGTTTGCTGGTGAGTTGGATATTCCAACAAGATTCATGCAATTTGAGTATTTAACCATGCTTGGTTTCGAAGTTGTGCCACATAAGAAAGTTGTAAACTATATTCTAAAACAAGAAATTGATATAATGACATCAGAAGTATCTAAATTAAACCTGCCTGTTGATGGGCTGGTTTTGGCTCTAAACGACTTGGAGCATGGGCGATCGCTTGGTTCTACATCCAAATATCCAAGAGATATAATGGCCTTCAAATGGCCAGATACGTCCATACTAACCAAAGTTAGGGGTATGAAATGGAGTGTAAGCCAAACCGGGCTTATTACGCCAGTTCTACTTGTTGAGCCTGTACAACTTGAGGGTACCATTGTTAAACAAGCCAATCTACACTCATTAAAGATATTTGAGGGGTTAGCGATCGGTAAAGGCGATGTTGTAGAGATATTCAAAGCCAACAAGATTATTCCGGAGGTAAAAGAAAATTTTACTAGATCTGGAACCGAGACCTATCCACATAAATGTCCAGTTTGTGGGACCCCGACATCCGTAGTAGACACAAGTATGACTCGGAAATTGTATTGTTATAATTGTGAGGCGACATATAGTTGAGAATAAGGAGAAATCACCAAATGGGATCAGTAAAACTACTAACACAAGAAGATATTGAGTATGCAATTTCTCGAATAGAAAAAGATGGAGCCGATAGACAGACGATTGCCGATGAGCTGTCCGTGTCACGCGGATGTATCCAAGGAACTTTTTCACGGCTTGGGCTATCTCCTGTTAAATTTGGCTCGGGCCCAAAACTTAAGATTCTTGGTCAGGAAGCAACGGTAATAGCCTTATATTTGGAAGGCTATAGTGACCGAGCTATAGGTAAACTTATAGGCGTATCCAAATATCGTATTGGGTGCTTCCGAAATGAAAACAACCTACCAAGAAATTACATACCTGCCGTGCCACCAAGAAGGGTTGAGGTGATTAAATGATTCAACTTACATCTATGATCAAAGCCCTATGGGGACAAATCACAAAGAATAGTCCAGTTGTATTAACTGGTATTGCTGTTACAGGGGTTGTTTCTACGGTTATATTAGCCGTTAGAGCTACCCCAAAAGCTCTAGGAATACTTGACGATGAAGTGTACAAACGATTTGAGAACTCTGATACGGATAAATCATTTCCAGAATGGTTAGGCTTAGATTCCGAGGCATACACATGGAAAGAAAGAGTCGGTCTATTAACTAAGACTGAGGTTCTGAAATTAACATGGAAGTGTTATATCCCATCTGCAGCCACAGGAATTGTAACTATTGCGTGCATTATTGGTGCTCACAATATCCATTTAAGACGCAACGCGGCTCTTGCCAGTCTGTATTCCCTAACAGAAACAGCCTTCAAAGAATACCAATCTAAAGTTGTTGAGACTATTGGTAAGAACAAAGAAACCAAGGTGCGTGATGATATTTCATCCGACCACATCAAACAAAATCCGCTTAGTAAGTCTGAGATAATTTTCACTGGTAAAGGCGACAGTCTATGCTACGATAGTCTAAGTGGAAGATATTTCAAAAGTGATATTGAGAAGATCCGACGTATCCAAAATAAACTCAATCGGGATTTAATGAGCGAGATGTTTATTAGTCTGAATGAGTTTTATGGAGAAATAGGGCTCGGGTCAATAACATTGGGTGAGGAAACTGGCTGGAATATTGATACGGGAATGATTGATATTTCTTTTAGTGCTCAGTTGACGGAGAATGAGGAAGCCTGCTTAGTCCTAAACTATGAAGTTGTGCCCAGATACAAATAAAAATAATTAGAAAATAAGGAGAAATCACCAAATGGAAAACCAATCTATTCCAACTACAACAGAAGAAGTAACCATGTCATTGCTCAAAAAGCTTGTTTGGTGCATCCACGGTATGAAAATGTGGGTTTTAAATCGTTTAAGAAAGCCTCAAATGTTTACATGGGCTGAAAACGAGGTCGCTCTGGCTATTAAACGTGAGCGCCTAGCCTCTGGAGCCGTTACGGGTTTTGATTATGGGTCGACGTGCTATACCAGTGCACTAAAAGCACTTAAGAGCCTTAACAAGGATGGGCATAGTGGGTTTAGTATTGATCTGACTCGGGATATTCTGAATAGGCTCATTACATGTACCCCATTGACGCCGATCTACGACACCGAGGATAACTGGGACGTTATCTATGAAGAGCCAAATGGGGATATTTGTTTACAATGTTCGCGTATGTCTGCCCTGTTTAAATACATTTCTATAGATGGGTCCGTACGATATGCTGATAATAACCAGTATATTGCCATCAATAAACACAGTGGTGTTTCATTTCACAGTGGACTTATAAGTAATATTATACAAGAAATGTATCCGATAACAATGCCGTATATGCCAACCACCAATCCAATTAAGGTATATTGTGAGGATCTGTTAACGGACCCTAAGAATGGGGATTTTGATACTGAGGGCGTCTTATATATTGTTCTTCCAGACGGAGAACGGATTAATATTGACAGATATTTTAAAGAGGATGTAGATAAAAATAATAACTTTAAATGGACAGAGATTGGGTTATATGAATGGGTAGATAGGAAGGTATTGCATGATACCAGACAACTTGAAATGCTAACCGATTTAAAAAATAAATATTATTATGAAGTTGAAAGTTTTGCTAAATTGGATAAGTGGAAGGTATAAATGATGGTTGCTTTAATTATTATTGCTATTATAATCTATGCTGTGACATTAGCATTGGCTATCAAATTCCTAGGTGCTGGTCTTTCTGAAGAAGACATGTATATATCGGTGCCGGGTCTAATTTTCTTAGTACTTCCAGTAGTGATTTATTTATTATATGGGTTTATGAGAGGCTAAAACATGAAAAAACATAAAATTATTGCTGTGGATTTTGACGGAACACTATTCACAAACAAATATCCAGACATTGGTAAGCCCATTTTGGAGACCATATGGAGGCTTGAGCAGGAACAGGAAGCCGGCGCTAAGGTAATCCTATGGACCAATCGCTGTGATGGGCCCCTAAAGGCTGCCATCGAGGCTTGTAATGAGATTGGAATACAATTTGATGCGGTTAATGACAACCTTCCAGAGATTGTTGAGTTCTTCGGAACCAACTCAAGGAAGATATTTGCTAACGAGTATTGGGACGATAGGACTATTCACATGGCACATTTGATACATCCGGATAAGGAGACCTAATAATTGTGAATATTCTTATTATAGGTTTGATTGGCACTGCTATTTGGATGGATAATATTATAATTGCTATTATTACATCCGCTTTGATTATTGGTCATTCTATTACGGTAGTAAGAAAGAAGGAGTAAGTTTGATGGACTATAAATACACCACCTCAAGTTTTGTTGTTATTGCAAATCAGCAGCTTATTTATGGGAGGGATTACTATTACAACCAATGTTAGTTCACGGAAGGGATTACTATTATGATAAATACGGACGACCAATTGAAGTCTACAACAGATAAGAACTCTAAACCAATGACGAACAAAGAAGTAGCTGACACGTTACGAGTGATCTCAGATCTATCTTCTATTGGCACATGGTTTTACTTGACACCCAACGAGAAAGAAGCTCTCACAAGAGCTGTAAATCTTTTTAGCCTGCTAGCCGTGCAAGACGATATGAATTCAATCTGGGACAATACGAAAAAAGACAAGTAACCTCGCAGAAAAAACAATTACTATAATAGAGTAGAAATACTACTAAAAATTATTAAGGAGAAATACCATGGAAGACAAGAAAACTATCAAGGAATTTATCAGCGAGAACAAAGGCAAAATCATTAAGGTTGCATTGATCGTAACAGCAGTAGCTGTTGGGGTTGTAGCAGTCAAGTATGGATTGGCTAAGAGAGCTGGTCGATTACTAGAAGAAGGACTCGACACTGTTGGTGAAGTTACAGACGTAATTGGTTAATATCTACATAAGGCTAAGGCATCGAATAAAATCGGTGCTTTAGTCTTTCTTTCCTCGCAGAAAAAACTGTTGCTATAATAGAATCTAATATTATAGGAGGATCATAAAATGGTAGGACAAATAGTTATTGGTATTGGTAAGATCGCAGTAGGCATAGGTGCAACAAAAATTGCAACGGCAGCGGTTAAGAGTATTACCCCAGAAGCAGCAAACATCGTAATAAAAGTTTGTATTGGTCTTGGAGGTATATTCTTAGCAGGTGCAGTTACAACAGCAGCAATGGATGAATACAGCAGAACAGCTAATAGTATGATGAATGTTTTAGGCAAGATTAAGAATCACAATAAAGAAGAGACAGTAGAGGAAGAGGCATAACAGCCTCTCCTTTTCTTTTGAAAGGAGAAATCACCATGAAAAAACAAAGTGCTTTTGGTATTATTTTTGATTTAATTATGACCTTTGCCACGGGTGGTCTATGGCTTATTTGGGTACTAATTCGTTATTTAAGAACACATTGAGGAGGATCACCAAGTGATTGATGATACAAAAGAAATGTTAAAAGACATATATCCATCCAATAGCAAGATACCAAAAGTTGAAAAAACGATTGACTCAGCAAAAATACCAAAAGTTGAAAAGGTTATTACTGGGGTTGTTAAAAAACAAAAGAGATCTTTAGGTAAGAAGCTCGCAGAGACTTTTCTTGAAGATGACAGTAAAAACGTTGGCGCTTATATCTTACATGATGTGCTTATCCCGGCGGCCAAGTCTATGATCAGTGACATGGTTGGCGGAGGTATCGAAATGCTCCTCTTTGGCGAGCGAAGAGGTAGAGGCTCTAGTAGTATTAGACGAGATGGCAGCAAATCCACAGTTAACTATGGTGCATATTCTAGAACCTCAAACGATCGAGATCCAAGAGATAAACCGCGTGACATCTCAAAAAATGGACGAGCAAGACACGACTTCGATGAGATTGTTCTGGAAACTCGTGGAGAAGCAGAAGATGTATTGGCACATCTTGTAGATCTGACAATAGATTATGGCATGGCTAGTGTTGCCGATTTGTATGATCTAGTCGGTATCACTAGTAACTTCACCGATAACAAATTCGGTTGGACCGATCTACGGTCGGCTGGAGTCTCAAGAGTACGAGATGGATATTTACTAAACCTTCCTCGTACGCAAACCCTAGATTAATATAAACGAGTATGGGGTGGTATAAAATGACCGACGATCAAAAAACATGCTATCTTTGTAGTAAGACAACCACCGTTTTAGTTGAAACTCAGGGAAATCACCAT